ACCTATGGCGCCAAGGCATTGGCTACTCCGGTGGCGCCTTCGTCGTCGTCACCGAGGGGGAGATCGACTGCATGTCGGTCAGCCAGGTGCAAGGCAACCGCTATCCCGTGGTGTCCGTGCCCAATGGCGCCCAGTCCGCCAAGAAGTACCTGGCTGCCAATGCCTCATGGCTCAGCCAGTTCAACCGCATCGTGCTGTGCTTTGACAGCGACGAGCCAGGGCAGAAGGCATCGACCGATGCCCTCGCCGTCCTGCCCCTTGGCAAGGTGGCCATCTGCCGGCTGCCACGCAAGGACGCCAACGAGATGCTGGTGGCTGGTGAAGGCGACCAGCTGCGTGACCTGCTTTGGAAGGCCACGCCATCCAGACCCGATGGCATCGTCAATGCCAGCGAGCTGTGGGATGAACTGATCAAGCCCGGGTCAGTAGCCGTGTGCCAATACCCCTGGCCGCAGCTCAACCGCATGACCCATGGCTTCCGCAAAGGGGAGATGACCACCATCTGCGCTGGCAGTGGGGTAGGCAAGTCCTCCGTCTGCAGGGAAGTGGCTCACCACTTCTTGCGACAGGGTCTGCGTGTCGGCTACATCGCCCTGGAGGAATCGGTTAAGCGCACCATGCAGGGCATTGTTGGCATTGAGCTGGGCAAGCCCATCCACTTGGACCCTGGCCTGGCCACTGAGGATGAATTGCGTGATGGCTTCGACCGGGTGTTCAGCTCTGGTCGCTGCTTCCTGTACGACCACTTCGGATCCATGGACCCGGAGCACCTGATCAACAAGATCCGGTACTTGGCCGATGCAGAGAACGCAGACCTGGTCATCCTTGACCACCTCACCATCGTCATCAGCGGACTGGCTGACCTCGATGAACGACGTGCCATCGACGTCACTTGCACCAAGCTCAGGCAGGTGGTCGAACAAACAGGCGTTGGCCTGATCCTGGTGTCTCACCTCAAGCGACCGGAAGGCCGCGGCCATGAGGAAGGGGCACAGACATCTTTGTCCCAGCTGCGTGGCAGCCATGCCATTGCCCAGCTGTCGGACATGGTGATCGGCGCCGAACGCAACCAGCAAGGCGACATCGCTGAGCGCAATGAGCTGCAGCTGCGGGTGCTCAAGAACCGGTTCTCTGGATCCACTGGCCCCTGCGACAAGCTGCTGTACGACACCGACACTGGCCGGCTGGTCGTGCCCATCTCCACCTACTTCTCCTGACCCACCATGAACTGCGCCCGCTGCTCTCATCCCACATCAAGAGTCCTGCAAACCAGGCGGGAAGAGCCAGACACCATCCTTCGACAACGCATCTGCCGTGAGTGCGGCTACACCTGGTTCACCCTGGAGCTGGAGATGCCAGACAAGTCCGTGCGCTGGGTAAAGAAGGGCGGCAGTACCGGCCTTGCCCGCAACGAGGGCTACCAACACGTCCGCTTCTATTGAACCCACCATGACCCTGCTCATCGACGCTGACTGGCTGATCTATTCCGCATGCGCTGCATGCGAAGCCGACATCCGCTGGGATGAATGGATTCATACCCTGCACCTGGAAGAGGGCGACGTCAAAGACTTCATCGCCCACCGCATTGACCGCTGGCGTGCCATCACCGAAGACAACGCTGTGGTCATGTGCTTCTCGGACTACCCCACCTTCAGACACTCAGTCGCCCATGACTACAAAGCCAACCGCATCGGCAAGCGCAAACCCCTGGGCCTGCGTGACATCAGGCTGTGGGCTGAGGTCACCTTTGAAAGCCGCACGGCCATTGGCTTGGAAGCTGACGACCTCATGGGCCTGTTTGCTACCGGTGGGCAATACAGCAACCCCATCGTGGTGACCATCGACAAGGACCTGCGCACTGTTCCGTGCCGGCTCATGGCCGGGGAAGGTATTGAACTGATCGACCGGGTTACTGCTGATAGGAACTGGATGCGGCAAGTCCTGACCGGTGATGCCAGTGATGGGTACCCAGGCCTTAAGGGCTGTGGCCCTGTCAAAGCTGACAAGATCCTGGAGGAAGCTGCCACCCTGCCTGAGATGTGGGACCGGGTCGTCGCTGCCTACAAGAAGAACGGCATGACCTATGCCGATGCCTTGCGCAATGCACGCCTGGCTCGCATCTTGCGGCACGGTGACTACGACTTCGGCACCAGTGAGGTCAAGCTGTGGGACCCGGACGTCGACCCGGCAATGAAGCTGGAGTCATCGACTGGTAGATCTGATTGATCCGTGGGTCAGCCATGGGGGATGTCCCTTGCTTGACGTCCTCCCTGGCAATACGCATCCCGGCCATGGCTTCACTGATGCCAGTGCCCAGGCCCATGCCCACATTGGCGCCACCGCCTGCTGTCATTGCAGCTGAGCACATCAGCGACGCCTCCGTGATTCACTCAAAGCAATGGCCAAAGCCTGCCGTGGGTTCGTCACCTTCTGCCCGCTGGAGGACCTGAGCTGGCCGCCCTTGAACTCCCGCATCACAGTGGCCACCTTCTTCTCAGCCTTGGTTGCTTTCTTCATTGGTCCGCCACGGAGCTTTGATTTCCATTGCGCCACCCAGCAGGCGGCTGTCACCAGTCTGCAGCTTGTCGTCGATCGGGTGGTGGATTACCACTGGCATGGGCTTAGCAGGCTGTGCCGCATGCCAGTCCTTCTCTGCTTGGTCCAGCTTGGTTGACAGGGTCAACTCAAACCACCACTGCTTCCACCCAACCTCTAGGGCTTTTTTGCTTTCAGCAGATGCAGCATTTGGAACACCAGCTGCACCACGCTGTTGCTCTTCAGTGGCGACAGCGCAATCAGCTCACTGGCTGCAGCGACAACAATCCAAAAGGCTGGATGGGAAAGAAAGTCCATGGTCCTGGTGGGGTTAATGGTTGGCCTGCGCTGCCCGATGGGCTTGCCAAGCTTCCCCAAGATTATCTGCCGCTTCCTTCACCAGCCATTGGTTGATGGCCAGCTGCTCTGACAGCGCCGTGTTCAGCAGCTCAGCCGCGGCCAGCAGCTGCCCCCACTCCTCGTCCTCGTACATGGCAAGCAGCTCTCGTTGCCGGGCCTCTCGTTGCAGCTCCAGCTCCAGTGGCTGCTCGATGGGGTTCATGCCCCGGTTTCAATCTTGGCTTCGACAACAGTCACCCGGTGCTCCACTGCGTTCAGCCTGCTGAAGGTCTCCTTCCTGTCTGCCTTTATGTCGACGTGCAGTTCTTCCAACCGCTTGGCCACGTTCTCCACGGCCACCGTCAACCGGGTAACGACCTCCCTGCTGTTGGTGTTGCCTTTGATGCCGTTGCTCACGCCCATCGCCAGAGCGGTGAAGGCCGAGCCCACTAGTGCTGCAATGACCTCGGCCATGGACCTTGAAAACCTGCGTTCAGATTACCGGCACCGTCACCCCTTGCCTTGACCGCGCAGCAGCTTGCGGGTGCCACGCGGTTTGCTGCGCCTGCCTTGCCCTTGGCGCGTGAGCTTAGGTGCCCCGGCTTGGTGCTGGACTGCGGCGGTGCCTTGCTTGCTGCGTACGGCCATGGGTTAGTAGTGGCTGGAACTAATCAAGCCCGAGAGCTGCCTTGATCTCGTCAGGGCTGGCTGCAGCGTCGATTTGGTCTTGGACTGCGACGTACTTGTCGCGGACCAGTTGGCGCTCGGCTTCCACTTCGGCGGGGTCGTTGCCGGGGATTTGCTTGGCGATCACCTCGTCCAGTGGGGCGAACTCCTCAGCACGGGCAGCGCGGCGCTTGTCGTGGCCGATGGCCTTGCACTTGTCGAGGTCGTGCTCCACGCAGCAGTCGCCCATCACCCACGCGCCACGGAAAGTGCGATCACTGGGGATGGCGTCGTCTTCCACGATCTCGTAGGCCACGCCTTCGGGCACATCCTTGGCGGCGACTTCTTCGATGCTCAGTTCACCCGTGGGATGGATGACGCTGATGCCGCCTTCGTTGTTGGTGTAGATGATTTTCATGGTAGGGCCTTAGCGGAAGACGGCGACGCAGACGGTTTGGCAGTCTGTTGAAGCATTGTTTTCAAAACTTACAACACTTACGCTTGCCGACAAAAGAGTGTTAATCTTTAGATGGGAGCCGATATTGCTACTTTGATTATTTTTCATCCCACATACTGAATAATTCGCATCCGCAAGCGCCGTTGCAAAGTTTACCGTATAGTCGCCCACATCGTTATCTGTAATGCTGCTAACGTTGTAGCTAGCGCGGATTGCCACGGTGCCGGTGCCGTTAAAGTTGACCCAGGCGCGGCAGGTTTGCGTGAGGCAATCGCCGCCGATCGTGCCATCAGTATTGAGGACGATGTTGGGGTTGGTGGCTGATGCGTTCTTGAGATTAGACGCGACTAGTGTACTCATGATGTCACCTCCTCAGTGGGGTACGGAAAGCGAGCACGAATGTCAGCCACAGTAGACTGCCACTCTTCGATGGTTGCCTCGCCGCGCTGCGCTTTGAAGAACAGCGGGTCGGCTTCACTGGCGTAGGCGGAAGCTCGGGCCTGTTGGGCGGACATACGCTGCGCTTCAGCTTCAACGGCTGCGCGGTCGTAAGTTACGGGGTTGCCATCAGCGTCGAACGCATCCTCGCCAACGGTGCGGACCACGGTTGGGTAGAGCTGGTAGATGGCAGAAGCGAAGTACATCATGCTGCTACCTCCATGAGGGTGATGGTTGAGACAGTGCTATTAGCTTGCAACTGAACCTGAGATGTATTTGCTGCGCTTGCATATTGCGTTTTATAGGTAATAGCTGACGTAGAAGAAGGGGAATCAAGATAAGAAATAGAACATGTGCCAATGTAGTTTGATCCGCTTGATCCGTCATACCCAGCAGTATCTTCTATTTGGGCAATTACCGTTGAGTCTCTTAGCAAACGCAACTGAAGCTGTGTATCGCTTGTGTTTTTGCCACATCCGTTATGGTGGACAATTACCAGGATTTTGTTTGTGGCAGACGCGGGGGTAATTGATGCAGTTAAATTAGTGTCAGCATAGGCAGAGCTGGCTCTTGTGGTCGAAGTCGAGTACGTCGCATTCACCACCTGCAACACATTCCCCGCCCGGTTGAGGCGGTCAAGCGTGCCAGCCGTTGACGGAAGCACCAGTTGCACATCCCCCGCAATGGCGCTGGGTGTGATCTCTGCGTAGCCGGACGTGGAGCCCGTAAGCCTGATGGCGCTCATGGTGTCACCTCCTTGGTTTGATTGTAGTTGTTAGTCATGGGAGTCATTAGAGAAGGGGACTTCAACCGGCTAGAAAGACTACAAGAAGTGCGCCCATTCCGATCAAAATAACGAAGGCAACAGTGCTAGCCACTAGGGTGTCGCTCCAATCCCACGGTGGCAGCTTGCCTGCTGACATTCGGCGGAAGAAGGGGTTGTAAGTCATGGGGGTTGTTAGGGGGAGGGGGCTAATCAGCGCACCAACCACTCTTCAACAGAGTCGCTGATGTCACGCATCTTGATCCAGCGAGAGCCGGTGGCCTGACCCTTGCGTATGCGGAGCTTGCCCATCAGGCCAACGCAATCCCACTCGGGGCGTTGTTCGCGGGAGATGTACTCCACGTCAGGGTCGTAAGCGGGGTTGAGTTTTCGGCGCTGCTGGACAACAGTGTTGCCGTCTTCGTCCTCGACTTCGTAGTCCTCTTGGATGTAAGTGCCAAACTCATCGCGCAGATATTTGCCGCTCCACTTGTTCCAAGCAGCATCACCAACGACGCTGGGGTTGCCAGAGATCACGCCGATGGGGTCTTCGCCAGCAACGGCTTCGCGGATCTTGTCGTCATCCAAGACAACGCTGATGCCACGGCGGTCTTCTGTATCAGGGTTGCTGTCAGACCACTCAAAGTATTCGGCGTAGTCAGCGCCGCCACCGGACCAAGTACCGTCTGCAAAAGCGTTGCCATCGCCTCGAAGATTGAATTCATTATCAGCAAAAGATGTAGAACCGTTTCCAGAAGTACCTTGTAGGAAACTGTACGCACTATTTGCCGCTCTCAAGCAGCTAATACTGTGAACGATGTTTGCAAAGCTATTGTTCCACGCTATTAAGGCTTGAACACCAGCGTTAGACGTATCGTTCTGATAGGTATGCGAAGTAAAAGTTAAGCCAGAATCGTTGTATGTACCGCTATTTGATGCGTGAATGTATCCTGTGCTATCAATCCTCATCCGCTCCGCAACCGTACCCCCGTTATTTGTGGCAAAACCTAGGTAAGCACTATCGCTTGATGTCCAGTCTGACCATATTGCGGCGTTGTTTACAATGGGACCGCCTGATACAAGCGGAGTCTTAAAAAGCATTCCAACCGCCCACCCGTAATTAGACGAGTTTGTTATTGAAAATTGTGGATAGTTAAGAACACCCGCTAAGCCTCCGTTGCTTGATGCTCGGTTGACTTCAAGCTGGCCGCCGTTACTCGTAGACGTACCAACTAGTAAACGCCCGGAGCTGTCCACCCTGGTGCGCTCGCTGCCGCCGGTGTTGATCGCAACGGTGTCTGCTGCGGGGAAGCTGATGCCGGTGTTGGCGTCGGTGCCTTGAAGGGCAGGCGTTCCAGCGGAGCCGTCAACGCCGCTGATACCGTTGGATCCAGAAAGATTAAGAGTCATGATCAGACGATGCTCCAGAATTGGCCGGCAGGGATGGTGACCGTGACGCCGGAGTTGATAGTGATGGGCCCCGCGCTCATGGCGTTCTTGCTGGTGGTGAGCGTGTAACTGGTGGTCACGACCTGGTCATTCTCATAGAAAACCTGATTAGCGCCACCCCCCGACGCTCCTCCTGCTAGGCCCCAGCTGAGGTTGCCTGCCCCGTCAGACTTCAACGCATACCCCGACACCGACGCATCAGCGGCAGGAAGCGTCCAGGTCACATTGGCTGCAACTGTTGAGGGGGCTTGGAAGCCGACCGAGTGGCTGCTGTCTGCATCTGCAAAGCGCAGGTCCGACTGAGCGTTCAGGGCCAGGTCGCCAGTCAGCGCCCCACCCGTCAGGTTCAGCTTTTCATCCGTCAGCTCTTGAATCGCGCCCTGCACGTTGTTAGACGCAATCGTGCTGTACGGCGCGAAGTTGATGTTGATGGCATCGCCAGGCACATAGGCCACCACCCACACTGTGCCGGTGTAAACCTTCATCACCCCCAGCGGGGTGTTCCAGTACAGCGCCCCAGCGACGAGCGGGTCGCCGTCGTTGTCGACCGTTGGGTCACTGTTCTTAGGGCCCAGGTACCTGTCATCAAAATTGTCCAGGGCTGCCAAGGCAGCGGCAGCACTGGCGGCAGCGTTTGATGCGCTGTTGGATGCAGCAGTGGCACTGGCTGATGCAGCACTGGCTGACGAGCTGGCGTTGCCGGCCTGGGTCGTAGCGGTCGACGCAGAGCTGGCCGCAGCACTGGCGCTACCAGCAGCAGCGCTCTCAGATGCAGCAGCATTGGACTCGCTAACCCCTGCAGCGCTTTCCGACGCAGCTGCATTGGACTCGCTGACAGCAGCAGCAGACGCACTGGCTGACGCAGCAGCGGCAAAGCCACCGGCCAGGCCGACCGCGCTGTCGACGTACCCCTTGGTCGACGCATCGTCGCTGCTGGATGGAGTGCCCAGCCCGGTGACCTTGAAGCCACCCATCGGCAATGCGCCGGTCATTGCCTGGGTGCCGTCGCGCTTCAGCCGCAGGTTGTCGGCTGTGTCGACGTAGGTCTTGGTGGCTGCATCCTGAGCGGATGTTGGATTGCCAAGGTTGGTCAACCGCTTGCCGCCTGCATCCAGCAACCCTTGAGAGTTGATGGAGATGGTGTCTGCGAAGTCGTCGTCCTGCTCTTGGTTGACGTAGGTCTGCTGCAGGGCATTGGTGTCCAGGTCAGCAGCGACCAAGGTGGAGCCATCGACAAAGTCCACCAACGGTGCATTGATGGGCGTTACCCGCCTGACCTCTACCCGCACACCAGCGGCAGGAGCTGGTGTGATTTCGACGGTGGTGTTGTTGACCCAGGTGAACACCTGGCTGACGTAGTCCAAGGAAGCAACGACATGCTCCCGGCGGATGTACGGGAACGGAACGTTGAACTGGGTCGTCGACCCATTCCCGGTGTAGACGGCGTAGGAAAAGGGCATGGGTGGTTACCGGGGGGTGATCGACCAGGGCTGGGCGCCCGACGGCTGGGCCTGTTGCTCTCCACCGTACCGGCGCATGTAGTTCTTTTCACCTCTGTCTAATTCCAGCTCTGCCTGCTCAGCCATGATCAGCTGGCCCTTGGCCGTGGTCGCCTTGTACTGCTCCTTGGCCAGCTCTTTGTACCGCTGGATCTCTTCTTGAATGGCCGCGGCCCGCAGGCTGGCAAACCTGCTAGACGGGCCCTCGATCGGCCAGGACTGGTACTGCGGTGAGTTGATCAACTCAGTGGCTGACTGCTCAAAGGTGCGGCCGAACTGATCCTTCACCGTGGCAAAGGTCACGATGTACTCCTCCAGCTCGGATGCAGACAGGCGCATCTCAGCGCCGAAGTCAGCAGCACGGGGGCCAAGGAAGGATGTGCCCTTGCCATGGAGCCGCGCCATCTCCTCATGCACTGGGCCCCGGGGCTGACGACCCACGCCGAAGGCAGCCATGGGGGTGTACTGCATCAGCGCTTGCAGGAACGGCATCTCAGCAGGGATCTGCTCAGAGCCGATGATGCCGGTGGTCAGGATCGGTTGGCCGTTGATGTAGTCCCGACGGGCAGGCAGGTCGTTTGACCAGCCAGCCACTGCATTGCGTACCTCATCCAAGGTCTCTTGGAAGAAGCCCATCAGGCCACCGACGTCGCTCGGGTCCACGGTGCGAGCAACAGGGTCGACCTCCCGGCGAGCAGCACGCAAGGCTGAGCTGTGCGGTACCAGGCTGGCCACCAGCCTGGACAGGTACCGGGCCATGGAATCCCGTTGGTTGGGGCCAGTCAACACCTGGCTGGGATTGAAGAAAGCCTCGTACATCTCAGTGAAGCCCTGGAAGTAGGACTTGCTGAGCACGCCACTGGTCGACATGCGGGCCAGGGTGAGCACCAGCGAGCCGCCCAGCCTGTTGCGGGCTTCGGTTGACAGGTTCATGGCGATGTCGTTGTAGTCGCCAATGGCGCCAAACAAGGTGGCGAAGGGCTCCATTGCACGCATGGAAACAGGCTGAGCCCACTTGCCTTCTTCTTCGCTCCAGAACTGCACGGAGTACGGCATGCGCCCTTCGATCTCAGTCCACCGCTGCCGGGCAGCAAAGTCTTGAGGGCCGCCGCCGTTGAAGCGGACGTAGCCCATGGTCGTTGCCATGGTGACCAAGGCCAGCACGGCAGAACCGGTAGCCATTTCACCCAGGGCGCGGTCCCTGGTGAAGGCGTCCTCGCTGGTGATGTCTCGCCAGAAGGTGTCCACAAAGGCCGCGGCCGGTGTGTTGCGGGCAGCGTCCTTGATGATGTTGTTTGGCACCCGCACAAACGGCTGCAAGAACTTGAACACCGGGCCGATGTACCTGGCATTGGCCAAGGTGTCCATGGCCTCACCCGGCAACGAGGCAAGGCGGCCGATCGGGACAGGGCCGTTCACAAAGAACTCGGCCATCTTGTTCGTGGCCAGCCCTTCATCGACGTACTGCTTGGCAAAGGCCTGCAGGTCCTCGCCTTCCAGCCCGCGGGCCTGGCCAATGCGCACCCCTTCCCCGTAGGTCCGAGGCTCCAGGTCGGCCCAGATCTTGTCGGTGAAGTTCACCGAATCCATGAACGCCTGAGACCGAGGGCTGTCCATGTGGACATCGGCCAGGTTCTTGCCGTTGATGACGACGTCCTTGATGGTCTCTTGGGTGCGGGCATCGGCGTACTGCTGCGCCCACTTCCAAGCCTCGGGGCTCATGTCCTTCATGCCCCGCTCGACTGCCAGCTCCATGCCCCTAGGCAGGTGCCGGATGTGCTCGTAGGCGTAGCCGGCCAAGGTGGAGTTGAACGTGTCGATGGTCAGCGCGACGCGGGTGCCGCCGGTGCCCAGCACGCGCCACAGGTGATTGCCCAGCTGACCCAGCTTCGTCTGAGCAAACTCTTGGCCCATGTTCATGGTGTTGACCGTCCAGCCGGTCATGGCTTCAGTGCCGTCTTGCAGCAGTTCTCCCTGGGCCTCCTGCTTGGCGATACGGCTCAGGTAGTCGACCGAGCTGTTCTCCAGGTTGAACAGCGACTGGCCTGCCTTGAACGCATGGCCTGCCACCCGCAGTGCATTGGACATGTTGCTCCAGTACTGCTGGAACATCATCAGCGAGTACATCGACCGCTTCAGTTCGCCTTGCAGCACAGCGCCTGCTGCCTGCTGTAGCGGCAGCCGGGCCAGGTTCAGCACGCCGTTCATCACGTTGGTGGTGCTGGTGACACCGCTGCTGATCAGGTTGCTGGTGCGCAGCATCAGCAGGGCATTGGGCGTGAAGGTCTTGGTGTCGTCAAAGTTCCGCCAGAACTTGGTGCGGGCCTTGCTGTCAGCAGCAATCGACACCAGCGACTGGGCCAGTGCATCAGCAGCAGCAGCAGCCTTGGGGGTGATCTCACCGCCATTGGCCGCGGCCGCCAGCTCCTCGTCCAGCTTGTTGGTCAGGGTCTCTTCAATGGGTTTGGCCTGCTCGGCTTCCAGCTCAGCCTTGACCTCAGCGTCAACGTCGACCTGCTGGCCGGTTGGTGCAGCTTCCGGCGGCAGGTCAGCCTCGACAGGCGTCTGCGGGATCGACGCATCTTTGACGTTCTGGTTGGCCGGAATGTCGTAGTCCCTGGGGATCTGCATCTCCAGGCCCAGCTGGCCCCATCGGCGGGTCACCTTCATTACGGCCTGGTGCGCAGCGCGACTGGATTCAGCAGCAGTGATCAGCCGGGCCAGGCGCTCTGATTCGTTGACGCCCTCGAAGTTGGCGCTGTTCAGCCACATGGCAGCCTCCTGGGCTGCCTCCACCTGCTTCTTGTCAGCAAAGGCCATGGCCCGGTTCAGGGCCCCCTGCTGGGTCTCGTCGAAGCCGCGGGTCAGCGACTGCAGGCCAGCCATGATTGCTTCGCCATCTTCCCCGTGCCGGGAGAACCAGTCTTGGTTCATGCGGCGGATGGAGTTCACGTCCATCACCGGGATGCCCGATTCAGTTGGCCTGTCAGGCAGCACCTTGGACATGGCGTTCAAGCCATCGACCAGGTCCTCGCGCTGAGCGGTGTAGACCTGGCGACCAGACGGTGACTGCACCTTCTGGAAGTTGTTGGCCATCAGGTCTTCCATGGTGACCTCGCCGTTCAGCAGGGCCTGGCGGTTGGCCTCTAGCTCCCGTGCAAAACGACGGACCCAGTCGTCGCTGTTCTCTGGGCCTGCAGGTGGATCGGCAGGGACCGGGCCATCAGTGGCCTCCTCGAACAGGCGACCACGAAAGCGGTTGGCTTCGCCGCCCAATGGGACCGTGTCCATGTCCCGAATGGCGTTGAGGATGTCAGTGCGGCGCTGACCTTCCCTGACGGCTCGAAGCTCCTCAATGGGAACCTTCTCGCCTGCATCAATACGGGCAAGGATGCTTTCTGCATTGCTGGCCAACTCGTAAGCATTGCCCAGGCCTTGGCGGGTTCTGGCCAGCTCGCCGCTGTAGGCCTGCTCAAAGATGGAGTTGATCGACGTCCACCCGCGGCCGCGGATGTAGTTGTTGGCTTTCTCCGTGAAATCCAGCAGCGTGTCCAAGATTCGGACCCCAGTGTTCAGGGCGTCCATGGCAAGCTTTTCGGCACGAGGCATCTTTTCCATGCCCTTGTATCCCTTCAGCTGGCCTTCGGTGGCGCCGCCCATGAAGGCAATCGGGTCAAGGCCTTCCTTGCGGGCGTAGGCAAACTTTTGAAACGCGATGGCCTGCTGCTCAATCAGAACGACTGAGCCGCCACGCTTGCGTGCAGCTTCCATTTCAGGGCTTGCCGCGATGGACAGCTTGAGCTGTGACCAAAAGCTGTTAAGGGCCTTCAGCTCTTTCTCGGTGAGGAAGTTGTACTGAACGCGGTGGAAGGCTTCATGGAAGGCGGTTCCCCGCTGGCGGGCAACACCTCGGGTGCCGATGCCATTGAGCCGAACCAGATCCTTGATGGGGTCGTAGGACCCATTCACGTAGGAAATGTCCCCGGGGCTGCCAGTGCCACCCCACTCCTTGGGTCGTTGCCGCATCTCAAAGGCTTGCTGGAAGCGGATGACGACGTCATTGCCAGCGACACGTCGGATGTCTTCGGTCAGCTCCTTGGTGAAGGCCTGAACAAACTCAGGATCCAAGGGTTTCATGCCGGGGTCAGGCACGAACTCCTCTGTGCTGGCCAGGGGGCCACGGCCGCCAAAGCCTTGTGGTGGTTCAATCGCAGCCGCTGCCGCATTGCCCATGGGCTGAACTGCAATGCGTGGTTCGGTCGGAGCCATCGCCCTGCGCTCAAGCTCGGCCTGCACTGCTGGCCGCTTTTCCAATGGCAAAGTGGCCAATGCCCGATCCAACAAGGCCTTGGTCTCGTCGCGCTGTTGCGGCGTCACCTCAGGCACTTCCGGCTCTGCAGCGGCCTCTGGCTCCATAGCCATCTCTGGCTCGACAGCTGCAGCAGGGGGCTCCTCCAGTGGCAGCCGCGGCCCTTGCAGCTCGTCCTCGATGGCTTGACGCAGGCGGTCCAGGTTGTCGGCCACCACCTTCTTGGTGGTGCGGCCACCCTTCACCTGCTCGACCAGTTCATTCAACAGGTCACGCACTGGGCCCGTGTACCCGGTCACCCGGTTGAACACAGCAGCGGCTTGGGCCGCTTGGTCCCGTGCAGCCTGGCTGCCAGCGACGTCGATCACATTGCCGGCTGCCTCAAGGATGTCCTTGCGGCCCAGCCGTGCAGCCGAGGTCAGGGCGATCATCTCCTCCCGCAGTGAGCGGTAGGCCTCAGCACGCACATCAGCACGCACGCTGAAGTCGCTGGTCTTGGTGGCCCAGTCCTCCATGCCGGGGATGGTGCCGCCACCGGTCGTCTGGGTCTGGGCAAACTTGGCCTCCTGCATGGCCTGCAGAATCTTCTCTGCTGACCACCGGCCCTTGCCAGCAGCAGCAGCGACGTCGCGGATGACCGCGTCATCCAAGGCTTCGCTGCCCAGGGCCACAGCCTTGGCCAGGTCCAGCTTGCCGGTAACACCGCGGTCGAAGATCTCCTGTGGCAGGCGGCTCAGCGGAATGGCCCGCTCAGCGATGGGGCCACGGATGTTGATGTTCCGTTGACGCAGCTCCTCAAGGCCCATGCCCATATCGCGCATGATCTTGGCTGCATCCCATGGGGTGCCTTGCCCTTCGGCCATGTTTTCCATGGCACCAATGGCCCGGGCCTGCTCAGCCGTAGGGGCCTCGATCTCCCAGGTCAGGATGCTTTCCCGGCCAGAACGACGTGCCAGGTCCAGGCGGTTGTGACCGTTGACGACGTACAGCTGACCGTTGTTCGGGTCACGCCAGACGCTGATGATCTTGCCGAACAGCGGGTCATACTCAGCCGCCTCCTTCAGGGAACCGGTGACACCGGTCTTGCCGATGCCGGCAGCTTTGAACTGGAACCGCTGGGGGTCAGTGGCGATTTCAGTCACCTGAGTTTCCCGCACTTGGGAATATGCAGGGCGCTCGACAGCACGGGCTTCAGGCCGCACTGCACCCATCACGTCGGGCACAGTGTTGGCAGCCCGGGCAGTTGCTGTTTCCAGGAAGTCGAAAGCCCGCTGCGCTTCCGCATCAGCTTTGGCGACCTCGGCCCATGGGTCGACAGAAGGATCCGTCTGCGGCAATGGCTGATCGGGATACCGAGCTTTGCCAAAGGTTTCAACCGTGATGTCGTCAGGCGCCGTGGATGGCGGTTGCGCCGGTTTGGCTGGTCGCGCAGGGGCAGCAGCAGCCTCAGGTGTTGGAGCGACAGGCGGCTTGACTTCCCGGGCCGACGCATCAACAACCTGCTTAGCCGCAGGGGTAGGAGTGGCAGCCTGGTTGGCGAAAAACCGGTTGACCACAGCCTTGGCGGCCAAGCCGATCCCTTCGACCACTGCATTGGCAGCAGGGTCAAAGATCAGCAGGCTCTCGACTGCGTTCTTCCAGCGGGCATCCGAAGCGGTGTCGCCGGGCTTGGAACGGATCAAGCCGACCAGTGGGTCGTACAGCGGGGTGCCGGCCTGCTCCTCGACCCATCGCAGGACGTGGTCGGAGACACGCTGCTCCTCTGGCTTGAACGCGCCGTAACCGACCAGTGCGCTGGCAGGTGCTTCCTTGATGGTCTGCACTGCCGCCCGGCCAGCAACGCCCTTGAGCCCAGGGGCCTGGGTTGCACGGGCCGCTAGGCCACGCAGCGGTTGCACAACGGGGCGAGCGGCAGCGCCCACAGCAGCGGCGCCCGGCACCCGAACAGCAGCGGCGCGACCAGCAGCACGCAGGCCGCGGCTGGCCAGTACCCAAGCGAAGGCACCTTGGACAAAGTTTGCGGTATTGGATTCCCAAGTGCTGGCCTCTACCTGGGGCAGCGGTGGCAGGAAGCCAAGGAAGGGCGCATCAGGGGCGCCGGGCTTGCGAGGCACGCCACCAAATTGCCGAAACTTGGAAAGCTCGTCGGCCAACAGGTTGCCGCCCAACTCCTGCGTTAGATCTCGGGCGGCCTTGGTGACCACTGTTGATGCGTCAAACTTGCCAGCCCTTTGTTCTGGCTTGGGAATTGGCGCAAAAGACTTGGGGTCAGCCGTAGGGACGGCAATCCGTGCTCCGGTTTTGGGGTCGGTTTTGAATTGGTAGGGCATGGGTTAGGGCCTCCTGTTGCTGCGGATGATGCGCAGCAGCTTGTTGACGTACTGCGGGTCTGTTGCGTATCCCTGCTGCTTCAAAATGCGTGCCGCCTCCTCGACCGTCCTGGCATTGTTAGCGCCATTGCGGCCTTGGTACCACTTGTTCACCAGAAAGCCCACGCTGTCACTGGGACTGGCGAAATCCATAAAGCTGGCTCGGGTGTTTACCCGCCGGCCGTTTACGACTTCCCATGTGCCCTTGGTCGTGCCTGCGCCCTTCTGGCCGAAGAAGTTGTTGCGGCCACTAGGGGACCGGCCCCAGTCAGATTCCAGCGCCCATTGAGCAGCAACCAGTTCAGGAAACTTGGCGCCCCTGGCGCGAGCCATGGAAACCACGCTGTTCCAATCAGTGCGGACGGACGGGCCCCTGGCCCCACCACCAGACCTGGTCGCCATTGGCGTTGGCGCAGCCATGGCAGGTGGTGCCACCACGTCCAGGGCCAGCTGGGCTGCATTGTTGATGGCCCCGCTGACGGCCCCGTAGACCGACGCCGTCGATGGGACGCCCGGCTGAGCAGCGCTGATCTTCAGTCCATTCAGCTCCTGCAGCCTGCCCTCGTACTCCTTCAGGAACGGCGTTCCTGGGTAGGTGTTGTTCCACTGATCCAGGAAGAACTGGGCCGGCTTGTCTCCGTAGCCAGCCCGCTTGATCATCAATTTCAAAGGCTCACTAAGCTCGCCTGTTGTCAAGAACTTTTTAAAGATTTGGTCGTAGACGTTCTCCGGGAACAACACACCGTTCTTGGCCTGCTGTTGCAACTGGTAGTTGCCGGCCCTGTTGCCTGGGCCCATGCGGCCAAAGAAGCCTTGTTTGTCCGACCACTGCTGTGGTGACTCGAACAGCGGATCAGTGGTGATACCAGCGGCAGGAGCAGCCGTTGTCTTCTTGGTCTGGTCTTCGATGTAGCGGTCCAGCTCCTTCTGAAGTTGAGCCGGCGGCATGTTGTTGGCCAGGCCGCTACGGCGGATGGCTTCGATGTCAGCATCCAGCTCAGCAGAGCGCTGAGCCAGCCGCTGGCTTTCTGCCACGGTCAAGGTCTTGCCACCTTCTGACCCCTGTCGCTGCATGGCAGCAAGCTCTTGATCCATCAGTCGCTTCTTAGCGTCCTTGGCCGCATTGATGATGGGCCGCTGGTCGGCTGCCTGGATCTGCCTGTAGTTAACCAGTACCCGCCGGCCCGCCTCGGGGCTCATCAGGCCATTGCGGACCAAGGCCTCAATCCTTGGGATTTCGACATTGGGGTCCTTGTCGTAGCCGAAGGTGACGGTCGCTTCCACCAGCTTCTGCTGGTTGGCGGAAACTGCATCCATCGCCTTGGATTCCCTTTCAATCTCGTCGACAGTCGTCTGCCGCAAGACCGGATCTTGGATTTGCATGGCGGCCTGCAGGGCCTGGGTCTTTGCAGCCAGTCGCGCGGTCGGGCTGAGCGTTGGGTCGCCCAGCCGATATTTAGCAGCAAGTTGTCTGCCGGTATCCTCGCCCTTTTCCTTGGAGATGTAGTCAACGTTGTCGCTCAACGCTTTGTATCGCTTGACCAGCTCGTCCTGGAACTGCAGAGCAGCGCTGACGCCACCCTTCGCGCCCAGCTGATCGACCAACAGGGTTTCGCCGTTGGGCCCCACTCTGACCTGCCCAAGCACTTGCCTGGCCTCATTGGACAGGTAAGTCCAGCGCTGCAGATTGAGCTGACCGTCAACCACAGAACCGGCCAGTACAGCCTCGGCCATCCACGGAATGATGTCCTCCAGGTGCTTCTGGTAACCCTCAACGCCCAGGCCAACCCTGACGTTGGTCAGCATGTTGGTCAGGTTGGCAGCAGCGGTGCCGCGGTCGATTAACTGCGCAGTAAAGATGCTGGCCAGGTTTGCCTTGGTAGCAACGGCCGCCTGCCTGGTCTTGTGGTCCCGGTGCAGTGTGGCGTGTTGCCGGTCGAACTCGGCGTACTTGGCCTCCACCTGCGGGGCCAGCTCAGCAAAGACGACAGGGTCGTTGGGGATACGGAACAGGCTGGTCTGCGCAGCTTTCAGCCTTGGGTCCCCAGGGGGGATCTGCTCGATGGGCGTGCCGTCGATCTCAGTCAGCTGAGCGAAGCGCCCAACTGCACTGTTGATGTCGTCCTGCAGCAGGGCCTTGTTGTTGTACCGGTTGGCGTAGGCCAGCTGCAGCGGACTCAGGGCCTGCACCTTGTTGTAGGCCTCAGCAGCAGCGACGTCGCCCTCTTGGGCACGGCGGTACAGCTGATCACGCAGGTCCACCAGCTGCTGGCCCGGGTATCTGACCCGGAGGTCATTGGCGAACTGCTGGCCGATCAACTTGGCCCGGGCGTCCTCTGTCTTGACCCGCTCGACGTACTGCTCGCCAAAGGTTTGCAGCAGCGGGCTGAAGCTGCCCAGGGCCCGGGCAAGGGCCGCCATGTCCTGGCTGGCAGCAGGCAGTGACGGTGGCTCGAAGAACCGCACAGGGCCGCCCACGGTGGGCGCTCCGGTTTGCTGGAAGATGTCGACCGGGGCCGCCTGCGGCTGCAGGGCCGGTTGGTTGATGGACGACTGGGCCAGGATGCCCGGCGTGGCCATCTGCTCTGCAGCACCCATGAGCCGTGCCGGTGTTGCCCGGCCGGTAGCGCCGAAGGTTTGACCAGTCGAGAGGCGTGCCATGGGTTACCTGGAGCGGAAGTAGCTGCTGTAGTCGGGGGCCCGAACCCCGGCATTGGGCGCAAGACTGGCCCCTGCTGGCGCCTTTGGCACCTTTGGTGGCTGGCCAGCCTTGATCTTGCTGATCTGCCCGTAGGCACTCATGCCCGTCTGCACCCCGCCAATGCCAGCGCCAATGCCGCTCAGGATGTACGGCGTGGCACTGGGCGCTGCTTGGTAGATGGGCTCCAGCGGATCCAAGATCGGCTGCTCCAGGTACGGCTGCTGGCTGGCAATCCGGCTGCCCCTTCTGGCCGCGGCCCCCGTCTTCTCCATCTGCGTCTGCGTCTGCGCAAAGGCCAGGTTGCGCTCAGTGGCGTAGTCGAACACCGCTTGCTGCCGGTAGTAGTCGGCAATCAAATTGTCGACCGTCATGCCCAGCCGGCCTGTCGCCCTGACCTCACCCCTGCCCTGCTGGCCAGCCAAGGCCGCCTGCCGAGCACGCTCGGCTGCAGCTTCCTGCTCTTGGACTAGCCGCAGGTTCAGCTGGCCAATGTCATTTTCGTAAGCCTGGTCAGCCAAGTAGCGGTTCTGATCCATGATCGCCGCCTGCTGCTGCGACTTCAGTTGCTCAAATGCACGAGCCGAACTGGCCTGCATCTGCTGGAACCGGAAGCTCTGCTCAGCCTGCGCATTGGCAATGGCAACGTTCTCCTGGGCCTGCTGGTAGCCAGCGACGCTCTGCGCGATGCCCAGGCCAGCGCTGAGGATGCCAAGCGTGATTGAGACGGGTTCACACATGGCGCACCTTCACGAACTCCAGAAACGACCTGCCTTCGTTCCCATAGTTTGGATGCTCAGCGATGAACGTGAAACCCATCCAGCGAAGCCATTTGATGTGGACCTGGTTCCGGGCATCAGCGCAGTTGAACAGCACCTCGTACCGCTGAAACATCTGGGCCAGCCAAGGCTTGGCCTGCCGCAAGAACTGGATGCTGTTCTGCTTGTCCTCCACCAGCTCATCAGTGGCCAGCAGCCAAATGCGGCCGACCCCTTCGCCTTGGTCCACTACACCCCACATACCGACAGGCCTTCCGCTCCTGCCCACCATTGTCATGCAAGGGGAGCCCTTGAAGTAGCAGAACAGCAAGGCGTGATCAGGCGACTGCCCGCAGCCAGCCATGACCTCCGCCTTGTCTTCTTCCCGCATGGCCGCGGCCACCGGCTTAATGTCGTGAACCGTTGCCAGGCGGGTGTACGCAGTCACATGCGACGTGCTCTGGTGTGGTACCAACCTTCCCACTCTGCAGACTGCAGCTTGCAGGGTAGAGGGCTGCTGCTGGCCAACTGAATCTGGGCGTTGATGTTCTCCGTCATCACCGGCACCCGAAACTTGCTGGTCTCCAGGCCTGGCTCACCCAGCAAATCCCCGTCGCCAGGGGTGATGCCGTTGTACGGGTAGGTGTAGGTCTGCCGGCCCTTGGGCGTGACCTTCATTTCAAAGTGGGACGTCTGGTCAAAGACCATGGTCCAGGTGCGCAGCTGCAGCTTGGGGCCGGCCACTACCGCGATGCCACCACCAGGCGGCTGCTCCTTCAAGTACTGGGTGCTGAACTCGTAGAGCATGTCGTACAGCTCCCCGACGTAGAACTTGGCGCTGGTCAGGTCACCACGAACCACCAAGGTGCCGTTGCCACCAGCGCCACCCGCCAGGGTCTGACTGATGGGCGTGAGCACTTGGCCATGCTGCAGCGTGTTGCCAGCAAAGAAGCGACCCACCACCACCATCGAGCTGCCATCGGCAATCGGGTAGGGCAAGGTGATGGTCGACTGCACGTCCAGGCCGGCCGGGTTGGTCAGGGCCACCGAGCAACTGGCCTCTGTGGTTTTGCGGTCCAGCAGCACCTCGATGCTGGTGCCGGTGTCCACGTTCTCCGGCCGCAGCACCACCTTCTCCAGATACACGCCGTCGCTGTATTCGACGACCAGGTACAGATCGCTGTCGACCAAATCGGCACCAATGATCGACTTGGTGCCCTTGACCTCCCAGTAGGACCAGGCCGACTGCAGCTTGGTGTCGTCCTGGAAAAAGAACTTGTAGAGGTAGACCCGCTTGGGCTGGTCCTTGCTGATGGCAATGATCGACTCCTCCGAAGTGGTGGCGATCAGGCTGCACAGGTTCTGTGGCACGAACCGCGGCACCGACGACGTCACCTCCTCGGACAGCGGAACTGGGCCACTGGCATCTGGCAAGAAGAACTCCCGCAGGCCGGTGAAGTCGCCCTTGGGCACAGAGAAGTAGATGGTCCGGCCCACGCCCACGGGATCCACGCTGTCGATCATCTCGAAGGTGGTGATGGGCGTGACCACCGCGGTCTTGGGCGTCAGGGCCAGGCCTGCAGCGGTGCCGCTGTCCAGCCGAAACTGGCCGTGCCTGCTGAACAGCAGCAGCACATTGGCAAAGGCCAAGCTGCTGACCAGGAAGTTGATCTCCCGGCCGCCAGTCGTCAGGTCAATGGGATCGCTGTCGACGATGGTCTGCACCGTCTCCGGCCAGAACCGGTCGTAGCTGTCAGCAGCAGACAAGATGATGTTCTCGTCAGCCAGGAAGGCCAAGCGATTCCTGAACAGGTTGACGTTCTGGATGGTGCTGCCGACAAAGCTGGGGTTGGGCGCAGTCGCCGCATCACCAGCCACCCGGCCAGACCAATCGAACTCCCTGAAGGTGAAGGTGCCGTCGTTCTCCCGGACCAGCACATGGGGCATGGTTGTCGGGTCAAACTTGTAGGCGATGCCGGGACCCACGGTTTCCTGCCACACGCCTTCACCAAAGCCGCTGCCAGCATTGGCCACGAACCTGACGTAGTAGTCGTCGACTTGGGTGGCAGCACTGCCCTGGATCTTGACGATGAAGCCGTGCTCGGCCTTGGTCGGCAGGTCAGACAGCGAGCCGATGGCACTCTTGATGGCGATGATGCCTTCTGCTGTCCGGCTGTCCGAGGCGCTCAGCGTGTAGTCGGTGCCGTCGGCTTTCTCGATGCGGACGATGTAGTCCGATGCCACGACGACATAGGTGGCAGAACGGAAGGTGATGGTGTCGTTGTTCTGGATAACTCCTGATGCCGCAGGGGAAAAGGTCACCGTGGTTCCCGCCACATTGGTGACCCGGGCCCCTTTGGGAATCCGGTTCGCTGAATCGGTCAGGTACTGGCCTGTCACCACCCCAGTCACGCTGGCGAAGGTGGCGGTTGTGGTGGTGCCACCGGTGGAGGTCAAGGTGGCAGCCACGGGGTTGATGGCCGACGTGGCCAGCTCGGCGGCCAGGTTGCTGGCGATGGTGACCAGGTCAGGCTCAGTGCCGCCCACGGCGGCCGTGGTGTAGCTGACCGTGGTGCTGTTGACCGTGGTGCTGTAGGTGGTGCTGTAGTCAGCCACCCGGACAAACACCATGGACTTGGTGCCCCAGCTGGGTGACAGGTCGCCGCTGCCCGTCAGCATCGCCACCGTCTTCTCGCGGTTGCAGATAAAGGTGAAGTCGGCAATCGATGAGGTCCTGAAGGTGGAGCTTGGCTCCCCAGTGATGTTCAGGTAGCCCGTGCCGTCTGGCTTGTTGACCGTCTTGAGGCTGCCGTCCAAGCCAAAGACCTTGATGTCGTTGTCCAGGATTAGCACTAGGTACTGGATGGTGCCGTCCCTGTCGACGATGGTCGTGAATGGCCGGCCGGTGCCAGCAGAACCGGTGAACAGGCGGCCGATGTTGTAGGTCGGCGGCCGCTTCTTCAGGCCCTCCACCGGGCTGGGCATGCAGTTGACGACCTGCTCGGCCTGAGATGCCAGACGCAGCGCTGCTGGCTGCTGGCTGACCCCATTGATCAGGTTGGGGATGGAGCTGCTGACAAGGGGCATGGCTCAACGCTGCAGCGCACGGCTGGGCATGTAGGTCATGAACGGCAGGGTGTGGTTGGGATTTCCACGCAGCATGTTGTTCTGGCTGACGTAGGTCTCCTGCTCCAGGAACAATGCCCGGGCCTCGGCCTCTGCGCCAAGGTTGATGCGGGTCAGGTCAGCGCTGCCCAGGATGGACTCCTGCAGGTGCCGGCCGGCCTTCACGGCGATGTACTGGCGGGCATGTTCAGGCAGCTCTTCCCAGTCCAGGAAGTAGGTCACGTCAGCCTTGAAGGTATCCTCGAATTGATAGCTGTTGGCCCGGCGGTCGTACAGCTTGTCGCCCCGCTGGACCACGTCCAGGCCGGGGTAGTCGTAGGGATCGACCACGACACGGCTGACACTGGGCCCAACGGCCACCTCCTTGGTGATCGCATCGGGCAGCATGTCCCGCTCGTAGTCGGTGTTGAAGGACCAGCCGTCGCTCTGAATCTTGCGGCTGATGTCCTTGAGCATTTCTTCGGCCTGCTGGGCCAGGCCGTACTGGCCGTTCAAGCTGTTGACGGGCGCTTCGCCCATCATCTGGAGGACGCGGTTGACCGCTTCCAGGTAGGTGGTGCGAGCAAGTGCCATTGGTCAGCCGGTAAGTGGAAGGGGCCCCGGAGGGCCCCCAGAGAAACAACCGTCAGCTGGTGGCGGTGTAGATCTCGACAGCGCAGTCAGGGCGCAGGATGTTGGTACCCAGTGCCATGGAAGCAACCATGAAGGTGCCTTGCCACAGGGCGTGGACATCAGAGCCGGTCTGCTCCATCCGCAGGTCCATCAGCTTCACCGTGCCAACGGCCATCTTGTTGAAGGTCAGGGCCACCGAGTCGGTGTAGTTGGCGCTGTAGTCGTTCTGCTCACCAGTGGCCGAGGAACGGTTGGTGGTAGGCAGGTGGTTCGACTTCTGGATGGTGATGCCGGCGACCTTGAGGACGGTGCCGTCGGCGTAAGCGCCTTGGCCGCCCCAGTCGCGGTTGATCACGCTGGTCTCTTGGACGAGCTTGTAGTACTCAGCCGGAGCCAGAACGCAGTAGCGGTCGTTCTCGGGCAGGTTGTTCTCGTCCATCTTCTGCGCCGCAGTGAACAGCGCAGTAGCCAGCTGGGCACCGGTGATCGCAGCCTTGGAAGCGGCAACGATCTTGATGCGGGTGCCGCCGGGAAGGTCGGTGTTGAAGTTGGTGCTGGTACGAGCGGCCTTGGCAATCATGGCGGCCACGTTCTTGTCGAACGTGTAGGCCAGGGCATTGCCCATTTCCGTGGAATACGGAGCGCGGACGTCGTAGTGGTTCTTCGCTTCGTCGATGTCAGCGATGAACACGTTGCTGGTCAGCTTGTCGTCAATCTTGATGACAGCTTCAGCATGCTTTACGGCAGTGCCGATCAGCATGTTGCCAGGAGTGTGGTAGGCGGCGCTGTTCAGGCCGATGATCGGGAAGCTGGCGCTCTTACCGGACTCGATGGTACGAACGGTGTGCAGGGTTTCAAAGATGGTGGCCTTGCGGAAGGCAGTCAGCACTTCGCCGGCGAACACCTGAAGGAACAGGGAGTTGTCCTGAGCCCAGGATCCGTCGGTCGTGGTGTTGACGACACCAAGCCGGGAGGCGTCGAAATTAGGGGCAGCCATTGCTGGTCTCCTAGAGAAGTTGGGTGTGTCCCCGACCTCTATCTCCCTTTCACTCTGGGTGTCCTCCGCGGAGGGCCGTTGCTTCCGTGAGCGGGTCTAGGTGTTCAAAGTGTAGACAGGTCCAATGCCAATAAAAAAGGCCCTGTCGCCAGGGCCTTTGCTCTCCGTCGTTTCAGAAAATAGACGATCGGGCAAGCCGCGCTTCGATCTTTCGGCGGTAAGCCGGATCGCTCTGGTACTTGGGGTCCTTCATCGCTTCGACCAGCTGGGCCGTGGACTCGAACTTTTCCCCTGCATCCCGAGGGGCCTTGCCGCCGATCAGCCGTGGCTCGACGCCAGACTTGGCGACGTACTTGGCATGCAAGCCAGAGATTGCCATGCGCACAGCAGACAGGGTGCTGCTGCCTGTGACGATCTCGTTGAAGCCCTTGACCTCCTCCTCGCTGAGGTTGTCAGCCGCCCACTGCAGCATGTCGGTGTAGGCCTTGTCGCCGCCGTACTCCTGCTTGATGGAGTTGATCTCCTTGACGGTCAGGGCTGTGTCCTGGGCCGCCTTGTACTGCAGGCCGGAGAGGTAGGCGTCAACCATCTCCTTGGAGAAGCCAGCCTCATTGAGCTTGTCGTAGTCGCCTGAGGTCAGTTCGCCCGACTGTTGCCAGCGGGCGTTCATGTCCGAGAAGTCAATGTCGTGCTCTTCGAGCCGGGACCCGA